GAGTCTGATCTAAATTGTCTAATTTCTCTAATTTATCCCATATTTCAGTAGGAGATGATCCCCACGAATACACGCGTAACAGCTCAACAGATACGACGGCAACACTGGACACAAATCGTTCAGGAGCGACATGAAAGCGGTTTATCGGTCCGCGAGTATTGCCAAACTCATGGAATTCGCGAAAAACAATATTACTACTGGCAACACAAACTCCGCGTAGAATATGCTACGCAAATGGTAGAAGAACACGCCGCAACGGTAACGGACACGACACCTGTGTTGGTGCCTTTGGCTCAGCCAATAGCACCGGGCGATCCCATCAGACTCACCATTGGCAACTGCACATTGGAAGTAACTGAAACTACGTCACAAACCGTACTGCTGAAAACCTTGCAGGTCCTGCAGCAGATGCAAGATTAGTCATGGATTTGCAGTTATCAGCCAGTCAGGTCTTTATCGCCTGTGGCTATACGGATATGAGGAAATCCATCGATGGTCTCGCGGCCCTCGTGCAACTGCAGTTCCAAATGAATCCCTTCCAGCAGACCTTGTTTCTCTTCTGCGGCCGCCGCAGGGATCGTATCAAGGGGTTGCTCTGGCAGGAGGACGGCTTTGTCCTCCTGTATAAGCGCCTTGAAGACGGTCGCTTCCAGTGGCCCAAAACGCCACAGGAAGTCCGGGAAATTACGCCCCAGCAATACCGCTGGCTCATGGAAGGACTCGCCATCGATCAGCCGAAAGCCGTCCACAAAGTTGCGCCTAAACGATGCATATAATGCGAAATTGAAACGCCTGAAACCCGCATAAATAATAGGGGTTCGGGCGTTTTTCTGGTATAATAAAGGAACAAAAACCAGAAAAACGAGGTGCCTTATGTCCGACGCTCTTGAACAGGAAATGCAAAACAAAATAGATACACTCGCGGCAGAAAACGCGAGCCTGGCAGAGGAAAATGCAACGTTGAAACGCCAGGTCGCCATGTTACAGGAGCATGTCTTTGGCCAAAAAACGGAAAAGAGACAGGTTGTCCGTGAAGACGCACCAGACCAGCTGTCCCTGTTCAATGAGGCAGAAGTAGAAACCAAGAAGAATGCTGAAGAGCCCTCTATCACGGTGGGAGAACACACGCGGACCAAGAAAAAGAAAAGTTCCCGTGAAGAGCTGTTAGCGGCATTGCCGCACGAAAGGGAGCTCATCGATCTGCCGGAGGATGAAAAAGTATGCCCGGACTGTGGCAGTGAACTAAAACCAGTAGGTGAAACATATATCCGCAAAGAAGTAATCCTCATCCCTGCCAAGGTAAAGATTGTGGAATATTACCAGATTAACTACGAATGCCGGGAATGCCGAAAGGAAAAAGCACCAAAATTCATCAAGCCTGTCATGCCCCAGCCGGTCATTCCTCATTCTTTTGCATCACCGTCGGCCGTTGCACACGTCATGATGCAGAAGTACTTCTATGCAGTGCCGCTATACAGACAGGAAAAAGAATGGCAGCAACTCGGGATTTCCCTTAGCAGAGCCAACCTGGCAAACTGGATCATCATCTCCACGCAGGAATGGCTGTCCCTCATCTACGACCGGATGCATGACAAACTTTTGAAGGAAAACTACCTGCACGCAGATGAAACGCCGGTACAGGTCCACAAAGAAAAAGGCCGGAAAAACACGAGCAAGTCGTACATGTGGCTCTACGCCAGCGGGCAATTTGAACCACGGCACGCCATCCGCTTGTTTGAATACCAGCCGACGACCCGCAAAGGTGAAAATGCCGCAGCCTTCCTGAAAGGCTTTACGGGATACCTTCATACGGACGACTTCGCAGGCTATGGAAAGCTGGAAATTCGGCAATGCTTGTGTATGGCTCATGCACGACGGAAGTTCGTCGATGCCATAAAAGGCATTGCCGATCCTCAGGCAAACAGCTTGTCCCAAGAGGCCTTGGATCTCATAGGTGCCTTGTACGTCAAAGAAAAAGAATTCAAAGATTTATCTCCAGAAGAACGACAAATAGAACGCCAGAAGCAGGAAAAACCCCTGCTAGAGGCTTTATTTGCATGGCTTGAAAAAAATAGAGACTGTGTTGCCATAAAATCTCCTATCTCCAAAGCCATCAATTACACCCTCAGCAACTGGAACGGGCTGACCCGTTATTTGGAAGACGGCCACTGTTCCATAGACAACAATCTGGCAGAAAACAGCATCCGTCCCTTCACCGTCGGCCGCAAGAACTGGCTGTTCAGTGACAGCCCTAAAGGTGCCAAGGCCAGCGCAATGGTATACAGCATCATCGAAACCTGCAAGGCCAACCAGATTGATCCGGAGAAATACCTGATTCAGGTATTCACGGATTTCCCAAATTTGGATGTGCGGCATCATCCCGAAGTAGTAGATGGCTACATGCCCTGGAGCACGCGTATGCAGGAATTATGTAAATAGATTAGTGATCGCCCATTCGAGAATAACTCGGGTGGGCTTCTTTGTTAGGTACATGGTTTTATTGAGCGCTTACTCCGTATCGGCTTTTCTCATACAATCTTCTGCTTTGCATCAGCCACAATAGCTTTGACCGCTTGCTGCAGCAAAGTAATATACAGCCTGTTCCGAATCTTCACCCACCAACTGGTGGTGGTCTGGATTTCCGCTTCCAGTAGGTCTGTGAGGTTCTTCATCTGCGCTTCCACCAGCTTCTGGATGTCCTCCAGGTCGATGGACTGAATGGCCGCTTCGGCTTCGCTCCTGGCAAAAGATACAACCGTATCGGCGACGGCTTTCTTGATTTCTTCACGGTTCATAGTCATTTACCTCCCAAGATCAGTTGTTCATAATCAGTGACACCCCGGGCTACTGCTCTGGCCAGGGCATCCTGGGCATAGGCCAGGATTTCTTCATCGCTAGGATTAGTGATGAAGGCCAACTCGACCAGGACAGCTGGCATGTCCGTGTTCGTGAGAACATACAGGCCGTTAACGCCGGGCGTTGCGATTTTCACGCCCCGGTCAGTGGTATCGAGGGCATCAATAATTTGGCGTTGGATACAGTTGGCCAGTATGTTGCCACAGTAACTGTCAGCACAGGCCCAGGTTTCTGTGCCGTTGGCTTCTTCGGCTTCAGCGGCATTGCAGTGGATGGACACGAAGATGTCGGCATCACTACTATTGGCGGTTTCACAAATTTCATACAGGCTGTCAGATTGAAGCAGTTCTGTTTCTACGCCTGCCGCATTTAGATAGCTTGCAGCGGATTTACCAACGGCCAATGCTACATCACTCTCGCGTAGGCCCGTTTCTTCATTGACGGCACCTGGATCTGGATGCCCGTTCGGCGCATGGCCGGGGTTCAGGAATACTTTCATTGCTTTTCTTCTCCTTTCTGATGAACGGCAGACTTCACGGTACCGCCGATGTAACCGAGCAAGCCAGAAGCGATGGACATGGCCAGCTCATTGAGGGCATAAAAAATCGCCAAGATCAGTGCCGTGACCAGCCCGATGATGACGATGCAGTCGGGGATATTCACTTTTTCAAACATACTTACGCTACCACCTTAATCTGTAGTGTCACTTTTGCATTCGATTCCGAACGCTCTTTTAAATAAGTGTATAAAGTATTAGAAATTTTCCCAGACATTGTTGCCCCTAAATCTGTGTCTATATTATATGTCAAGTCTATGATTTCCTTGATCCCCGTTCCTGTTGTGACTTCAGCCTTACAGGCAGCATAGCGCTGTTCTTCTTTTACCAGGAATATCATCCCTTTATTATCCGCATCCTCGACAACAACAATCCCTTCTATCTTAGGACTGTCCGGACTCTGCGCTAAGGTCATCAGCAGACTTCCTAAAAGGAACTGTGCGCCTTGTCCTTGCAGTGTAAGGTTTACAGTCGTAAAGGGACTGGTGGGAATCAAAACTGCATCCGTGGCACTGACAATCATGCCATCACTAATCGGCATAGACGCAGAAGCATATTGATGATTCGAACTGACAGTGCCCTGTTCTTTACCATTAACTGTGATTTTCCCGACGTAATAATCATTGTCTGCTTTTAGGGTAATATCGAGCATATTTTGATATTCTGTAGCATACACGGCATTTCTATCCGTATCATGTTGCATCGATAACTCTGGATGATTGCAGGTAATCATAATTTTTTGATGGTCTTTTTGCACCAGGGTTATTTTCTTCCGGGTATCCCCACCAGCAGATACGTTCGCTGTTCCTTCCACCAGTTCTCCATCGGCCGTATAGAACTTTTTCCCCCGAGCAACATCTCCAATTTCAGTTGTCGTATCGGACACTTCACAAAACCTTGCTTTGCCTCCCGCTGTAAGGGGTAATAATATGGATGGAACTTCCGTGTAATTAGCTCCCGCAATCTTAACATCAACCTTCATGGCTCAGTCCTCCTATTCAATGGTCAGCACTTTGGTCAGACTATCCTGGGATACTGCTACAGAGGTCAGGGAACCTGTCACTTTTGCTCCGTTAATATAGGCGGTTTTGCCCGACACAATAGTACTCGCAGCTGCGGTAGCATCTGCCGTATCCACCACACTGGCCTTGCCGGCTACTCCCAGAATCGTCACACCTGCCTTGATGTTCTCCGCAACCAGCTTGGCTTGTTCCTCGCTCGTGATGGTAACTGAGCCTTTGCCATTATGGTAGCCTGCCGGGATGGTATACGAACCGTCCACCTTGCCAACACTGCCACTGACAGCCCCATTATCTGGCATAGAGCCTGTCACTGAACCGGTTCCCAAGAATGCAGTTTTTCCATTCAGGATATCCGCAGATACTGCAGTCGCCCCCGTTGTATCATAAAAAGTGGCGGCTCCCTCTCCTTCTGCTAGTGGAATCGAAACTTGAGGGACTTCTGCATACACTACGGAATTGATTTTTACATTTTTCGCCATGATGTTATTCTCCTTTACTCGACCTTTAACTCATATCCATTGAAGCTAATTCTGCCATAGTTCGACGGAATGGCAGCTACCGTAACCCGCTGCAAGGCATCGTAGCCTGCATCTGGTCGTATGATTTGTTTCTCTTTATTAGGAATGACCACTTTCTTTTGATAATTTCTGGAAGGTACCACCGGCATGGATAGAATCCCTTGCAGAGTATTTATTCCCTTTATAGTGCCTTTATACTTATCCATGGGTTGTCACCTCTCCCGTTATAATAAACGGACTAGGTGGAATGATTGTGTCTGTATACCCAGAGTCCAGCACCAGTTCTACATCATACCAATAGGTTCCAAATGGAAGCTGTGCTGTATCTTCTGGTATCAGGATCAGAACACAGTCATTTTCTCGGCGCAGAATGCCTCTATCCAGATGTTTTTCTATCACTGTCTTTTCATCTGAAAGCTCCCGCTTAACGGTAAAGGTAAGCTGATCATCCGGACCTGGGATAAAGATGGCACCTGTCACCCGGTCCCGAATAATCAGCGTGATTTCAGCAGAATCCCCTCTTGTCAAAAAGAGCCGGTTTCGAATGACCGAAAAACCCATTCTATCACCTCCTACTCATGCTGCCGTTGCTCAATCACATCCAAGCGATGCTGCACGTGCCCCGTAGCTTCTTCCACCCGGGACAGCCGCTCTGCCATCTGCTGCCGTTTGGCTTCCGTATCCGACAGCTGGCGGCGCAGTTCTGCGATGCAGTCCCTAAGGCTCCGCACCGATTCATTCAGCGGCTTAATGACGCTGAAGTTGAAGATGACGCCACAGAGCATCAGAACAGATACCAGAGACGCGGCCATCTGTAACCATTCAGCCATATTCCTCACCCCCTATCCTGTCCGCTGGAACATGTACACGACAATGGACGGCTGCATATTGTTGTGCGGCTGGCCTCCACCCGTCCGGGAAAGGTTGTGGGAATGATTCCCATCCGAGGAAGTATGCCCGTCCACCTGATTGCCATGCCAGCAGCCGTCGCCATAGCCTACGGCCACAGGTGCATCATTGCCTTCACATGCATCCCACTGGAAGTTGCGCGGCAGTGCCCCACAGGACCAGTGACGATGATTCCCG